ATCAACTTGGCTGTAATTTGTCGTATCCTTGTTGGAGTACGTGATGCCGAACATCTTTTTAGTGGTGTTCACATCTTGGTAACCGCTGACCTTGAAGCCAGAAGCGAGAATGTCTTTCACAGCCTGACTGCTACCAACAAGGCCGCTATCCTTCAGCGTTGTGCTAGACCCGAAGCCCAAAAGCTTTGCGATTCCTCCGCCCATGAGAAGGGATTGAAGAAGCCCGCTGCCAGAGCTTGCGGCCTCGAATCCACGCCCCGTGACAGCCCCAGAGCGGATGACGCCGCTAGTTGCGCCGGTAAGGCTCGACTCAATATTCCGCAGCGACATCAGCATGTCCGACGAGTAGCGCAGCGCAATGTCGCTGTTCTTCGACAACACGTCGATGGCTTTCGTAATGGACTCGGACTGTGCAGATGTGTCTCCGAACACTGTCCCAGTTCCTTGGCTCTTCTGTCGTTGAGCCGAAACATCCACTGTGCTCCCGCCTGCCCCACCGACTGCCGCACCAATCGCTGCAAGCATTGCAGCCACAGTTGCGAATGCCGCAAGGTTCACAGGGAACGGTGCTGCAAGTGCAGAAGTCAATGCAGTGATCGCGTTTGCGCCTTGCTTGGCTTCTTCAGCCGCAACGTGAGGCACGACAGAGGCGGTCTGTGCGGAAGTCTCAATCGTCTTAGCTGTGACGAATGCCGCCGTGGACGCTTCAATCAATCCGACCTTCTGCAAGAACTCTTGCACATTCATGGCCATCTGGAAGAGACGGAACGCCTTTTCAGCAGCTTCCATCGCCTTGTACCCACGAGAGCCTTCCTGGAAGAAGCCTTTAGCGGCACCAGCCATGTCAGCATACGATGCGAGGCGAGCACGAGTCTCCTCCTCGATCAACTGCTTCGACATACGGGCACGCTCTTTCTCGTCTGTCTGCTTGGCCATGATCTCCATGCCCTTGCGCACCTTAGCCTGACGGCTTTCGTACTTGTCAAGCGCATTCATCAGGTCACCAGCAGCCTTCGCTGCATTGGAGAAACCCTTTGCCAGGACATCTCCAAACTTTTCAGCCTTCCGGTCATCGAAGAGCTTGTCAAACTCCTTGGAAGCGTCCTTCTGCCCAATGGCGTTATTGGCTTCTTGCAGGCGGCCCAGCCAGTAGACCCGAGATTGCATCGCTGCAACCATGGCCTCTTCTTGTGCCGTCAGCTTCTTGCCTTCGTTCATCCTCTCAAGAGCCTGGAGACCACGCTTGGCTTCAAGGAGCGTCAACTCCTCAACAGCACCCTTCTCCATGCCATATGTCGCCAGCTTCTTCTCTGCCTCCTCTGCGGCAGTCTTTGCCGCCTTCACAGCGTTCTGCTCTTGGTCAATAAGGCCTTGGCCCACCTTCCACTGCTCGACCATCCCACGGTTCTGCTTTTCAAGCGTTGCCAGGGTTTGCTGTTGCTCAATCAGACTTTGTTGGTGACGAATAACGTCAGCCTTCGCACCTTCCTTCTTGAGGCTTGTGAGCTGCAACTGCATCTCGTAGAGCTTCTTCTCAGCCGGCCCGAGCTTCTCTGCCATTGCGAGGTACTCTCCACCATACTGGTTGAGGCCTTGCTGAAGTTGGAGCTGCTCAAAAATGCTGGCAGAGATTTGGTCACGGAGGCTCAGGTAGCGCTTCAACTCCTCGGCTTGGCGCTTGGCTTCCTTTTCGTCAACACGAGGCTTGCCCTTACCGCCTTGCCCGAAAACTCCTTCGTCCATCGTCGCTTTGGCGGCAGTGGTACGCTTCACAACATCTGGAAGCTTGTCAGAGACGTCCAAGAACTTTTGCACAGAGTCAGCAGACTTCAGCATATGGACACCAAAGCCGACCGCGTTCTCGCCCATCTCCTGCATCTTGAGGTTGATCTCCTCAACGCCTTTAGCACGGCCTGCCCAAGCTTCTGCTGCCTTCGACAGGTTCGCTGCAAGGTCATCTTGACCGAGGGCTTTTGCACCAGACGCCGCAAGCGACAAAATCTTCTGATACCCCTCACCAAGGGCTTGGACAGCGTTCAGCGCCAACTGCACAGGCAACAGCATGAACTTGTACAACGCACCGCCCAGGATCATCACGACGCCAACAACGGCCTTGAGAATGTCCTTGACAACTGCGATAGCGACTTGGATAGCGAAGAGGGCAGAGCCAAGCAAGCTAACTTCTTCGTTAACTCCCATCACACTCTTTGCTGCACTGGAAGCACCTTGGATGAACTCCCCAACGGCTACAACAGCGTCTTTGATGGCCACGCCCCATTGAATGAGGACAGCCTTATTCTCTTTCACCCACGTCAGCACGGACTTGATGGCATTTGCAAGGGTACTCGAAACCATCGGGATCAAGTCCTCAACAGCCCGCATACCCTCGTTCATTTCCTTGTTGAAGCCAGTTTGCTTACCAGCCTCGCCCATGCCCTTTTCCCAGGCGTTCTTAATCCGAGTCATCGAACCTTCAAACGTCAGAGGTAGCTTGTCGAATTGGTCTCGCCATGCCGGCAGGTTTGCTTCAATTGCCTTACCAACTGTCTCCATAGACAATTTACCCTCAGACCCCATTTTCTTGAGTTCGTAGGTAGACTTGCCTGTGTACTTTTCCAGGGCCCGCATCAGCACAGAGCCGTTTTCAGCCACTGCGTTGAATTCAGCACCGTTCAGCACGCCGGACGAGAAAGACTGAGAGAGCTGAAGCATGACAGACGCTGCTTCACCGCCAGTAGCCCCAGACAACTGGAGGGCTGTGGAGATACCCTCAACCATGTTCTTCGCATAGTTGGAGTCCTTCCCCATCTTCTGTACAGCAGGAGCCAAGCGCGTGTACAGCCGCACAGACTCCTCAAGCGGCACACGGAGGCGTTGAGACAGTTCGTACATCTGGGCCTGGGCCACATTCGCGTTGTTCAGGCTGTGAGTTGCGTTCTCAAGCTTCGCAGTCTGGAGCTGCCAAGCGTCTGCCGACTTCACTGCCGAGGTGATAGTGTTGACGGAGGCATACGCAAGAGCCGCTGTTGTCATTGCCTTCAGCGTATTGACCATGACCCCGCTGTAAGAGCTGTGGGATTGCACAGCCCTGGAGTGGGCATTGGTCTGAGCGGTGGCTTCCTGAAGCGCAGGGCCGAGCTTTTGGAGAGTGGCGGTTGCGGATGCCACTGCCGAGTTGAGTCCGACGATTGTCCCGCTGAGTCCGCCAAGGGCCTGATTCCAAGCCGATGCAAAGCCACCCACATTTGTCTTGGACATCCGTTCAATGGAGTCCGTCAACTTCGTGATGCTCTTCTCTGCTTTCTCAGCAGCACCAACCAAACCCCCACGGCCATTTCCGCCATCCAAGGCCTGACGAGCTTCTTTGATACCCGACGACTCAACGACAATGCCAAGACGTGAAACGTCCATTGTCATTATTCTTTCCCTTCTGTTGGTTGAGAACTCTTGATTCTCTTGCTGAGAATCGAATAGATATTGTTCGCCACTGCCGAACGGTCAAGACTGTCATCCTCCACCACACACGGGGCTGGGCGCATCTTTTCCTTTGTCAACAGTAACTCGGACACGTAGGCTTCACTCAACTCACGAATTACGAGTTTCTCCCAAACAGGAATATCAACCTCGCAACTCTCCTCCCAAGCACGAATATCAACCCATGAAAGGGGAACAGGCCCCATGCCATTACTTGACATGAGGCCTGCTTCCTGCCACAGGCCGATTAGGTAGCCAGCGGATTCTTCATTGATGTCGGGGAGTTCCAGGAGAGGGTGGTCTTCGTTCTTCATACGAAAACCCTCATACCTGGATTTTTCTGCTCCATCAGGCTTGCAATGCAGCCACCCGAGGTGGCGTGCATACAAGACAGCCCTGTCCTTTACGGAGTCAAAAAATTGCCCTTGTCCCCCAGGCCTTCGTCCACCTGATCCTTGATCCACATGAACTTGGGTTCGCTGTAGAGTTCGCGGAAGTCATCAGCCGTCTTGGGGACCAGACCGGAGGCGTTGATGCCCAGATTGCGAGCGCCGGCAGACACGGCCACCAGCAAGTTGATCGCTTCTTCTTCCATCTGCTGAGGCGTGGCCTTTTCCTTCTTGGCTTGCCGACGCAGGGCCCGCGATTGCAGCGATTGGATCGCGTTGCGGTACTGCTTGGACGACGGGCCGTACAGGTCGATGCCGACAGGCAGGTCTTCACCGTTCTCGCCCTTGACAGTCAGCGCCTCATCCGTCACAGGGTGGCGCAGTTGCAGGAAGAAGGTGTCGCGCATCGCCAGGGTGCTCAGGTCGAAGACGTTGTTGCTCATGTGTGTGATCCTTTCGTGGTGTGGTAAGGTGCCGTTTGGCATGTTGTAAAGGTTCTAGTGTACCCCAGAACTCTTTTGGAAGCAAGGGGCCGTAGCCCCTTTTCTCACATCTGAGAATTACACTTCCAGGACGTCGCCCACAAGTTCGCACAGCGCAGAGGCTGCGGTCACTTGGTCCACGCCGCCCATGCTGGTCTTGAACGAAGTCACCAGGGCAGTGAAGTACAACTTCTTGCCGTTTTGCAGGGTGATCCGGACAGCCACAGGGTTGTCAGACGAGGACGCGGTTTGCAGAGCGATCTGGCCGGCGTCCGTGTAGTCGCGGCCAAACTGGAGCGTGATCGAGCCAGCGTCGTAGGAGCCCTTCAGCTTCTGCACACGGCGGGCCGAAATGGGTTGGTGGTTGACGAGCGAGTATTCAGCACCGACTTCACCCATGTCGGTCACTTCGCCCACACTGGTGAACGTCAGGGCGTTGAAGCCAGCAGCGTTGTACGTGCCGGGCAGCACAGCGGAGATGCCGAACGTCGAGCCGGCAGTGGTCATGACAGCCATTGTGTCTTCCTTTCAGGTTTAGATGTACAGGGCAGCGGAGAGGCCCGTGCCGTTGGTGACAGTAACGGTGCCGTTACTCGCCAAGTAGAGAGCGATATCGTCCAGCTTCACAACAGCCCAGCCGTTTGCAGGCACAGTGATGGCACGACCGCCAGCAGCGGATACGGGGCCATAGCCGGGCAGAGAGGCAGTGCCAGGAGCCGAGCCAGTGAGAGTCACTGTGACGGGAGAGGCGGTTGTGTTGTACAGGGACAACTGTTGACCACCACCTTGCTGATATGTCAGCGTATCGGAGGCAGTCAGAGTGGTACGGGTGACGTTGGTGGGGCCAGAACCCACTGCAAGAACACCCGTGGTCTGAGCGATGACAGCCATAGTTTCCTTTCAGTTCGCTTACGTGTCGTAGCGATAGTTGATGAGCACAGGGACAGCAACCCAGCCCGAGTCATCTCGGATAGGCGCATTCACTGTTGTTTTTTCCACGGTCATAGCGCCATACTTCGGCGTGACAGGGAAAGAGTTTTGGAGAGCGTCTGCGACGACTTCAGCTTGTCGCATACCAATGCCAGCCTTTGCCCAGACATTCACCTGGAAGAGGCCGTAAAAGGTTTTTGTTCGTCCATCGACACTTCGCAGAGGCGTGATGTTTGGAATGAGAAAAGCCTCAAGCCAAAAGCCGTTAGCAGGCTTGGTGAACGCAATGTTCTGCCATGCGACTGGAGTACCAGGAAAGTTCGATGAAACGAATGTGGCAAGCCGCGTCTCAAGCTCCTGACGGACGAGGACGTTACTCATGTGTACTTTGCCTTGATGAGTTGAAGTGCTCTAGCCACCATACGGTAAGGCCCGATCTTTCCAGACCAGCCGTCAGAAGAAGGCCAGCCGAGAACTTCGGCCCGATATGCGTAGCTCAGATTGTTTGCCAGCGTGATGGCTCCATCATCACCAAAGAACTGCATACCCCGGAGGGCTTGCACTCGTGAGATGGAACCTTCCCCGTTGGGGCTTGTTGTGCTGGAGAGTTCTTCAGAGAAGTCCTGACCTTCATTGGGATACCATTGGTCTACCAAGAAGCCTTTAGCAAAAGGGCCAGGATTTGACGGGGATGGGGTGAACGCGATAACTGCACTGAATAGCTCACGTGCGATGTCATAGCACTTGTTGTTTACCCGCGCCAAAGCTTCGCTGCTGTTGGAGCGGACAGAAGCAGCAAAACCAGTTGCCATATACCTCCGCAAGTTGTTAGATTATAGCACGTCACCGCCAGCTTGTCAAGCATTATCGGCGCAAGTACAGGAAGTAGACGATTGGGTCAAGGCCAGTCGGGTTGAGTTCTTTGAACGTCACGATTGAGTACCTGACACCACCGATGTCAATGGTATCCATTCCCGGCGAAGGGGAGATCATCGTGCCACCCATCTTGTGAGGCGGCAGCACGTAGGCTTCCTTATCGCCGGCCTGGATCTGCGTCCCATACTTCAGAGACAGACCATTGCTTTGCAGCGTCAAGTCCATCAAGACAGCCCGTACAGGCTGGATGAAACTGACGTTTGCGTTCGCCCCTGTCAGAGGCGAATACGTCCCTGGTGTATTCGACGTGTACGTGGCCATGCTTCCGAACTCCCGGAGAATGTCCAATGCAGCTTGGTCAAAATCAGCTTGGCTCATTTTCGATCACCGGGGCGTAAGTTGTCTTCGGCACCACCACTGCACCGCTTTGATACCCAGCCTTCCAGTCGTCCATGAAGACCTGAATCGGATGCTCTTCAAAAGCACTGCCGACATAAGGCACAGGGGCCACGGCCATCATGTGCGGATTCAGAATCGTCATCTGAAGGAACTTGACGTAGTTGTCAAACTGTTCAGCAGACCAGACTTCAACCTGAGACATACGCTTGTGTGTCTTTGCAGTCAGCGTAGCCAGGATGTATTGAGCGCAAAGCGCAGAAGCTCGGGGCAGGTTTTGTTGACACTCCGTGAGGGCATTCTGAATCACTTCGTCCGGAAGGATCGGGATGTCCGACCAGTCGCCAATTCGCAGCCGCACCTTACCAAGTGCAGTTGTCGGGTCAATCACCATGTGTGTCCTTTCTTTGCTTTCTCACAAGTGAGAAGCCCTACGAGAAAAACCCCTCCCCGAAGGGAGGGGCATTAACCAACAGGGCCGAGGCCCTAGTCGATTAGTTCGACGTGGTGAACTCGACCACCAGCGCAGGGCGCAGGAGGGCGTTCACGAAGTTCGATTCCGTTTCCAGTTCGATCTTCGTGCCCTTGGGATCAGCGTACTCGAACACGTACACTTGTTCGCCCAGGGTGTTCACGAGGCCCAAACGGTGGGCCGGCGAGAAGAACGTCTTGAAGGCGTTCTGCGTGCCCAGCGGAACCATGTAAGCCTTGCCCACAGGAATCAGGCGCTGGCCGGCGTAGGTGTCGCGCATCTCAATAAACAGCGTACCGCCGAACTCGAAAGTACGGTGCATCGACATGCCACCCAGACGATCCTTCAGGGGGTTCTCACCAGAGTTCTTGTAATACTGGTATGCCACCTTGATGGAAGGGTGCATGATGAGTTTGCTGAAGAACTCAGGCGAGCACAGGGTCACGGTGCCAGTCACAGTCTCGCCAAGGGCGTTGTCCTGGATGGAGGCGATGCCTTGTTCGATCTTCTGGGTCACTTCAGTCGTGGACGTGCCAAGCAGGAAGTCCACAGACAGGCGGGACACGCCGAACTCTGTGTTCCAGTTTTGAACCACAGTGCCGTTCGGGGCATACACAGTGCCCGCCACGATGGCTTGGGCACGGGCGTATTCCAGCGTCCAGGCGTGGTTCTGGCGGATGCGCTCCAGCTTGCGGGCACGGACACTTTCCAGCGTTTCGACTTGCTGCGAGCCGTAAGCACGCTTGCCCTGGATGTCTTGAGGGCTGATGAAGTCGTCATGAGGGAAGTGCGGCACAGCAAAGGTGTGCAGCTTGCGAGTGGCGTCCTTGCCTTGCACGGCACGTTCACCACGCACGCGGTCAACCAGCAGTGCGCCGTCCTTGGTGCTTTCTTCGAACACGACAACGTGTTCAGAGATGGACTCGGTTTGGAAGATGCCCAGTTGGCCGATGGTGCCCCATTGGTTGGGGACGACGTTGACTTCTTCTGTCCAGTCTTGAACTTCGAAGTTGTTTGCAAACGAACGAACGATCATTCTTGATCCTTTCTTGATTCAGGTGGATTAGACGGCGGTTTCGACCAGGATCGCAGGCGACAGGGCTGCGAAAGCCGTCTTGACAGCGGCCAGGGTGATGCCAGCGCCGAGTTGCAGACCAGCATCAGACAGAATCACCGGACCACGGGCCAGCACGATGGCCTTGGTATCAGTCGCAGCCGCGACAGTCAGATCGCCGCTCAAGCCCATGCCGTCAGCGATGTACACAGCGGCAGGGGTCTGCGAGCCGTCAGCAGAGGCCGACAGGGCCAGACGGTACTTGCCGGAGGCAGTGATCTTGCCCAGCACAGCACCGACCTTGTAGGTGCCAGCCGAAGGGTCGTTGATGGTGACCGATTCACGGCAGAAGCTCAGTTGGGGCTCGAACTCGTACTTGACGACGCCCGAGAAGCGAGTGGAGTCTTGTGCAAAAACAGACATGTTGTTCCTTACTTGGTTTGATACCGAGCACGGAGGATTTGCATTTCCTTCGTCTCAGCGGGTTGCACAGTTGCGGGGTCAACTTCAGCAGATGCACCGACAGAGGTGAACATCTCCGAATTTGCTTCAGCCTTGCCAGCGACAGTCATGACATTCAGCACAGCTTCAAACTGCTCGTCATCCATGTCCTTGGTGGCTTCAAGCACTGCGTCAGCACGTGCAGTGCCAACAGCTTGCGTGATCTTGCTCACGCGGAGTTCCAGCGCAGCCTGGGCTTGCTTGGCGGCTTGTGCCTCAGCAAACTCCTTGGCCTCTGCCAGCGTTGCTTGCAGGGCGTCTCGCTCTGCTTCGAGGGCGGCGACTGCTTCCAGGGCGTCGGCCAGCGTCTTCAGGGTCTTTTCCTGATCTGCTTGAGCCTCAGCCTTGAACGCGTCGAATTCCGCCCGGATGGATGCCAGTTCAGCGTTGCCGGCTTCGCTTTCCGTGGAACCGGAAACGAAACGGGAGACGAGGCTGGCCACAATCGAGTTGGATTTCATGGGCTTCCTTTTCAAAGTTGCGCAAGGAATTGCGCAAATTCCTTTGTCGTCATCACGGCATTGACGAGGCCACGATTCATTGCCTCTTTGGCATTGAATACTTTGGCTTCCATCTCCATGATGGTGGATACGTCCAATCCCGTGTATGTGCTGACGTGGCTTGCGAATTCTTCATTCAGCCGGTCAACTTCTGCTTGAACTTCTTGCAGAAACTCAGGTTTGAACGAACCGTCCTCAGCGAACGGGACTTTCGACTTGCCTGACGCAATGTAGATGCGTTTCAGGCCAGCGTTGTCCATTGCCTTCGAGACATCCATTAGCGCGACAACGCAGCCAATGGAGCCGACTTCTGCGGACGGGTTTGCAATCACTGTGTCGCACACAGAGATAAGCGCGTAGGCTGCGGAACAAGCCCGTGTATCGGCATAACCGATAAGCTGGACATTGTTTTCATCGCAGATTGATCGGATGTCATTCGCTGCCTCAAACACATGAGACGCTTCACCACCGCCAGAGGAGACTTCCATCACGATTGTCTTGGCTCCAGCATCGACAAGTTCCTGAGTCTTGCGAACAAGGCTCTGATAGCTTGTACCTGCTTCGCCGCACATCGTCATGACGGGCTTGTAGGTGAGACTGCCGTCAACAGTGAGGTAGCCGATACCATCGGAAACCTCAAGCTCTGAGTCAGCAGAAGAAGCGCCCCCAGCACTCATCTCGAAAGCGTTAGAGTTACGCCGCTCGAAGTATTCGAGAATCGGCGTAAGCGCATCCGCAGTGATGAGGTGGGGTGTGTTGTAGACGCGAGATGCCAGCCGGAAGAGGGCGTGACTCATCGCATTCCTTTAGTGGTCTTGGTTGCCAGTAGAACTGTCTTCTTGGCCGTTTGGATCTTTTGCTGTACCATTCCCAGTGGTGCCGATTTCCATGCCAGCACCAGCCTTACTGGAATTACCAGTCAAGTTGGCAGGTAGGGCTTCTTTGTCCACTGGTTCGTCATCATCCCGCTCAGGCACACCCAAGGCGTGTCGGACGCGATTCAAAACGTCACGGTCAACTTCAATCGCACTTGTTGAGAAGATACGTTGAATGGCTTTCGAGAACTCTTCAAGACTGATTTCCTCAATGTCCTTGTAGACAAACTTGGCCATCTCTTCCGTATCCCATCCATTCATTTCATAGAGGGTACGCATAAGGTGGCCGTTGAGGACTTCAGCAATCTCCTTCAGGCGGTAGTCAATAGCCAGCGCGAGGACTGAACTCTTGGACTCTGCCAGCGAGAAAGATCCGCTGCCTTCCGCTCCAAGCTTGAGAATGTCAACGCTCAACGCAGAAAGGATGTCGCCTTGAAGTCGCTTGATAATCGCCTCAGTGTCGTACTTCGCCCCGCCTTTCGACTCCATCAAGTCGTAGGTGAAAAGCGGAAGCTTCGATTCAGGGTCGATCATGTTCGGAACAAGCAGGCCACGCTGTGTGCCGGCGTTGTAGTTGTCGATGATCGTCTGGAAAGACTGGACAACAGCTTTATCCTCTGGAGAGGCATTGATGTCCAGGTAACGCGGAGGGATAGCGATTTTCAGAATCCCCTGCACGTCCTTGGCAATACCCAACAGCTCCTGATTTTGCAGGAGGGAGAGTTGCTTGAACGCGAGGTAGATGTTCTTGTAGATGGAATTGCCCTCTGGATTCCCCTTTGTCGCAGACGCGCTGAACAACAGGAATTTGTGGCGAGGGATTTCAAGCTTGCCGTCTTGATTCACCTTGTTGACAAACCGCGAAGAGTTTGTCAGGTGCTTGAGGCTTTGCTCGACAGCGACAAGATCCTCTCCGTCGTCGGAGAAAACCCAGCCACTGATTGTGTCTTGGCTTCGGGTTGGAAGCTTCTTCAGGCCAACTAGGCCGTCGTTGTGCTTGGAGCCATTCCGCTTCAAGCGGCGACGTAGAACAATTTCATTGATAGCGAAACCGTATTCCAGGTAAGGAATGACGCTCTCAATGAAAGTGCCCCACGAGTGCTCCATGTCATGCATCATCGACTCAATGATTTCAGCACGCTCTTTTGCAACGTCGTCTGCCCCGGCAGGAGGCTCCACGCACCACTCAACGCGAGACATCATCATACGGTAGACGTTCATCGCAGCACCCACTGTTGGGTTGTTGCGCATCTCGTTGACTGTCAGCGTGAAAGCAGGGTAGCGGAAGGCTGCCTGCTGCTCCTCCATGATGCGTTTTGCAGCGACACGGAGGCCTAGCGTTCCCTGCTCTCCAAGTTGGATGCGAGGGATGACCATGCCGGGATCGGCCTGAAGGGCTGCACTGTCCGCTGCACTGTCTTGTGCATCTTCAATGGGCATTTGTGCTACTCCTTCATGTAGTCGTGATTATACCACGAATAACCCCATTCTGTCAAGAGTTTATTGACGGGATAGGACTTTTCTGCTCCAATGAGGGGAGCGCGAATGTGGGCAGAACCACTGATTTTGACAAAGTGTTGAACGCATCTGCTGTTGCGTCCACCATGTCGTCCTTCTGATTTCTGTGGCCTTCAAAGCACTCAAGCTCGGTTAGCCACTCTTCGTTCCAGTCGGCCCTGACCACCCGGACATACCCAGACTCTGCAAGAGTGCAGAATGGCGTGAAACGTGCGATCTTCCCACTGTGCCCGCTCACAACAACAGAGGTTGCGTGAATGCCTGCCTCTGCCAGACTGCGAAGCTGGAAGGCGTTAGCAGTCTTACCGCCTGCACCAGGGTCTTTGGGGATCGTCACCTTCACCTTGTCAAGGCCGTCGTTCTCCGCTGTTGTGATGATCTCTTTGAGAACACCGTCAGACAACTTCCGAAACCTGTTCACGTCCTCGACGTAGTAGTACCCGAAGCGGTCGCGTGAAAGCTTCACGCCGGCAGTCCAGTCAGGGTCTGGGTTCGATTCAGACGGCACGCTGGCAGCCAAGTCCCAAGAACGAACGCGGCTTGTTACCTCTGCGGGAGGATGGTCAACAAACTCAACCCACTCACGACGGAAGAACCCAGCACCCTCTGCACGGGCAGTCCAGGAGCCATGCAGGTATCGCAACTGGTTGACACGAGGCTGCGACAACAGGTTGGCCAAATACTGCGGGTTGTTCTTCAGCAGAAGTGGATTGTCGTATCAATTATGTTCGCACAACTTCGCTAACGTTGTGCCGCCCGAAGGCTGCTGTAAGTTACCCTACAGGTCAGACTATATCATCACCTTCCCTTGAAGGTGCTGTGCGCTTCCATCGCCAAACGCTTGCGATGTACGGCTTTCGCCTAGTCGTTGCACTACGATCAGAAAATGAAAGATTTAGAGATGGTGACGTAGGCTTCACGTTGAAAAATCTTCTTCAACGTCGAGTAACCTACTTCCAGCTCTCTCATAATCACGGAGAATTTTTTCCCCTGAGACAGAGCCTCGCAAATCTTTCTCACCTTGTCATCAGACACCTTACGCCGACTGGATTCAACGTTTGAAAAGTCGTACTGCTTGGAGATATCGGGGTAGTGAGTACCAGATCGAATCTTCGCTACAGTTTGCTTGTCAACACCAGTTGCTTTAGCGATGTCGCAATTTCTCCAGCTATCCGCAATGTACTTACAGACCAAGTGAACTAGAGCGTCATCCAGCGGACGATACTCTCGTTTAAAGTTCTGCCGAAGGCCGTTAGCGATAGCGTGGTCACTGTTTTCTTTAGAAGTGACCCATTCGAGATTGTCTACTGCATTGTTGTGCTTAACACCGTCCTTGTGGTTGACACAAGGCTTTTCACAAGTGTTCGCAATAAAAGCGAGTGCAACGAGTCTGTGGACAAGCCACTGCTCTCGTTTTTCCCACTCAATCAATGTCACACACTCGTACCCATTTGACATCCTCACAGGACTCAAAAATGTGTTGGAGAAATGACTGTAGACTTGCCCGTCAGGGCAAATTGCGTACATCGGAAATCCGATGAAATCAAGATTTTTCATTACCTACTTTCTTTCGGTATCATAGCTCAGGATTGTCCCAAAGGGAGTTCCCCTGAATTCACACAGTTTTCATCTTCAGATCACTCTGAAGAGCCACATACATTCTATGGTAAGAGGAATGAACCGGAACGACATCGGGAGGAAGTTGATCTTCTTGCTCGGGTCGTCACTTTCACGAATCAAGCCCATCGGCTTTCCGTGCCGTTCCCACAGGTCGTCTACAGACTCAGACCAGTAAAGCTTACCGCCGACGTTGATGAAGTAGCGGGTGATGTTCTCCGTGCCCTCACGTGGCACGCCAGTCGTCTCGTCAAGGGAGTATTTCACCCACTCATATAGAAACGAGTCACGTGACGGGTTGCACGTCATCGTCACGTTCAAATGCCCTTTGTAGTCGGCGCTACGGAGACGGGAGACGAGGAAGAGGATTTCCTCTTGTGTGAACTGCGCAGACTCATCCACGAGGATGTTTGTAGCCTGTAGACCTTGCCACTCAGACAAGTCGTCAGGGATAGCTGCGAACTGGATTGTGGCCCCGTTTGGAAACTCCCAGGTCAACTTCTGGATCTTCGGCACACCCTTGAAGTGCCGGTAAATCTTCTTCGATTCGTCCCACAAGCCACCCGAGATTTTCAGCATCGGGTAAGACCGACGCACAATCAGTACACGGGCTGCAGGGTCGTTGATGTACTTTAAAGCCTTCGTCAGACACGCGTGCGATTTCCCGCCCCCAGCGCCTCCGCCGCATAGCAAGATGTCTGTCTTATCGTCAAGCAGGATCAACTGCTGTTTGCGGCTGCAAGGCTGGAAGACAAGTCGTGCTGCCTTGGCAGTTGCTTTTTGCTTCACTCAACCTCCAAATGAAAAACCCCTGTCCACTTTCGCGGCAGGGGTGAATAGGCGGGATGCAAGCGACAAGGAGATGAAACGCAAGCACCCCTAAATTGTGGTCAGGAAGGTAGGACTCGAACCTACAGCCTCTGGGTTCCTGGCCCAGCCGTCTACCAATTGACATTACTCCCTGATTGTGGAACTTGAGGCTGGAATTGCACCAGCGACAATCAGCCTTATGAGGGCTGCGCTCTACTAACTGAGCTACCCAAGTGTACATTTGAATCCTGGCAGTCAAGGCAGGGATCGAACCCGCGACATGCTCATTAACAGTGAGCTGCTCTACCAACTGAGCTACAAGACTATATGGCGTCCCCGGTGAGAATCGAACTCAACGTTCCCGCCTTGAAAGGGCGGTGTCCTATCCTTTAGACGACGGGGACTTATACTCCACGACTGGCGTGGAGTTGGCCTGTTAGAGTCGGCGCGTACTCGCTTTTCTGATTCCTAGATTGTATCACGAAGGGGCGAACTTGTCAAGCCCCTGCCAGACTACTTCTTCGAGAGAGCAGAGAGGATCTTGTGAGTCCCCGCTTCAATCTGCCGAATCTCAGACTTGAGATTTAGGCTTGCCCGCATACAAGACGGAGACTTTGAGACTGCTAAGACCATCAGAGTGGCCTTGTGAAGCAGCTTTCCGTGCTTCTTGCCGTCTTCGTAAACCCACGCGCCAGACTCTAAAGCCTTGACGACTAACTGGGAGATTTCTTTGTTGTTGCTGAATTTCCTAGCCACTGTGTAGCTCCTTAGTGAGACTTCACTTTAGGGCTTTCTTCACACAATGTCAACGGTTGTCGAGCAACTCACTCAACTTTAGGTGCAGAGAAGAACAGTCTTTGCCGGGTTATTGTCCCTGTCGATCCGACGCTATGAGTTTTCACCCTCACCGCTCGGGCATCCCTGCTGTACACCAACTTTGAGCCACTGTTTACCCTCGTCACCCAATGTCACGGCTCGCGTGCATGACGAGTTCCGACTTTTCACGCCAGATCGGGATTTTTCCGGACTCCCTGTCTAGCCGTGTTTCTCGCGTCCAGTGCGTTGGTGTACTGAAACTTGGTGCCCTCGGTAGGACTCGAACCTACACTGCATAGTCGCTCCCCCACCTCAAGGGGGTGTGTCTACCAATTTCACCACGAGGGCTTGAACTGACAGGTTGCAGACTTGGGTACGCTTCACATCCCCGAGTCGTTTTGCGGGATACGCCCGCTGCGTCAAGTCAGCGTCTATGACTACTTGCCGGTCTTACTTCTCCGACTCTCACGGTCGGCTCAGTTGGCGGGTGTACTTTCCGCCACCTTTCGTCAATGCTGCCTGCAACCTGTACAAACTTGGTGCCTGATGACTGAATCGAACAGTCGATAGCGGGTTACAAAGCCGCCGTTATGCCACTTAACTAATCAGGCTTGGGACGTTACTTCGGAGAGATGGCCTCGTCCAGGTTTTCCAGGGCGCGGTCGATCATGTCTCCGGTGTGGTTGCGGCCAGAGTCTTCCTTCAGGCCAGTGGCTTCAGCCACGTCCACAACAGCCGCCACTGGCGTTGCAACAACTGCAACGGCGGCCTTTGCCAAACTTCCGATGAATCCGAACATTGTTTCTCTCCTTTGTGATGTTGAAACTGAAGTTTATCACGAGAAGGCTTGTTTGTCAAGCCCCTCGTCAATCAACCTTTTGGATCGTCGTGAAGTCCACCAGAGGGCGGGATGTGTCCTCGTCTTCGCCACTTCCAAGCAGGCGGCGTGAGCCTGCGTTGAGCTTCACTTCAGCGATGAGCCGCTGCATCTGATCGACGCTGATTTCCTTCGCCACGGTCACCTGAAGGTCAAGCAGAGCCTTTGCTGCACCAAGGCGGATCTTCTCATCGTTCGACGACAGTAGGCCCGTCAGGGCGTCGATTGCAGCACGAGTCTGCTTCGACACATCCCGAAGCAAACGCTTCAGGTCGATACCGTTCGTCAGGAAACTTGGGGTGTCCACCTCGATAACGGAGGCGGAGACAGCTTCGTTGTTCACTCTACCTCCTATGGACAAT